TTACTGCTCTACTTTTCCACCAGCAAACATATATGGGTTTACATAGCCTATATATGTTTCAGGACTAAAATCTTCAGGTTGTGCCTTAACTAACTCGCCTAAAACCCATTCATACGGGATTTTATCCCAGCCTGGAACAGCTTGAATTGTGAAGGTGTTAACCGATAGCGATTCTTTACCCTCGTCTTTTTTGGCTTTTGATACATACGATGCAATAGTGACAAATGTACTATTATTGACATAGTCAACTTGTAAACCTGTGACTGCATGATATTCTGACATGGCACCAGTACGAATATCTTCGATTTGTTTTGTGATGTATTTCATTTTTTTACTCCAATAAAAACCGCACATAAAAAGTGCGGTCATTTCGTTAAATTATCTACCTATTGATAGATTGTTCTTGCGTCAGATACAGCGTAAGCTGTAACGCAGATTTTTGGATTACCACTGCTAAAGTCAAACACCTCTGGTGGGTGGTTTCCTCTAGATGTTTTTGAATAATAGTATTCTTTTCGTTCGTTAGCATTGACAACAAAGCTAACGTCAGAATTAACGATAAACACAATGCGTTTAACTGGTGATGGGTTGATGTGAATTGTAGTGGTATAAAAAGTGACCTCATCATTTTTTGAACCTAATGTTGTCATATTAATTTTTGCTACAAACACCTCGCACAAGTTGCCACCAACCAAATTATTAACCTCAAGCGTACCACTAAATTTACCAGTTACAGCTTCTAGTCTTGCGCCTTTGATTACTCCACCTTCGACAATTGCACCTTTTACTGTCCCGCCGCTTACCACTGCACCATTAACTGTTCCACCATTGACTGTCGCACCATTAACGGTATTACCAGTGATGACGCCACCAGTTATTCGGGGTGCCCTAATTTCTTGGTTAGCTTGGATATGATCACCGCGGATCGTATTTGCAATGATACTGCCACCGTGGACCTGAGTTACCCCAGCATTTTGCCAAGAACTTGGTTCAGTTGTATATTCAGTGCACTCCTCTAGCATAGGACGAGAAGTGTAAAAATCTGCGTAAGTTTGATTTTTGGCATAATGATCTATGCGTATTACTAATAGTATTTTACCGGTTTCAGGTGCTTTAAATTTTACAAAAAGACGAGTTGCTCCTTGACCTAATCCTTTTTTAAACCAACCAGATGGTGCAGATATAAATCTAATTGGCTTGTTGTATATGTCATCAGCTCCTGCTGTTTGAGTTTCAGCAAGTGCACCTTGATAATTTCTTTCATCTGCATCATATTTTTCAATTATCAATTTACCTGCGCAATGATTGCCACCAACATAAATACTTGCCATGTACCATTTATCGGCTACAACATCAACAAACTGTCTTGCAACATCAACCCATGAACCACGTTCTGCTAGTGTGTTAAACTGTGTTTGAGTGCCCCTAATTGTGATTAGTCGCCAAGCCTCATCTTTTTCACCTTTTGGATGGTAATCATTTTTGTGATAAGTACGTTCTGCCGCTTGCGTTTCTGGGCAACCGCTCCAATCACCGCCACGGTCATTGAAACTGCGCCACCCATAAGCGCCATTAGCAAAAATAGGGTTGTACAATAAATTACCACCACCACTAGATGACAACTTATCTCTCGTTACAGACCCAGCTACGACCAAATCGCCACGAATACCGACTTGCCCATTTGCAACAGAAAACACTGGTTTTACATTACCGTCATTCGCATTTGCCACAATCCCGAATTTATCAGCCATAACAATGACCGAGCTTTCTTCTTGATTTGCACCAAGTGCGATACCGGCAACAGCAGTCCGTCCACCAGCAATAGCTTGCGTTTTGATTGTGTGCATCGAGCTAACTTTGCCATTAAGTCCTGCTACAGCACTACTCACCTGTGATACTGTTGATTCTGCATTTCCAACTTTAGCGGTTAAAGCATTAATTTGTTGTGCATTCGCTTTATCACTTTGCGCTTGTGCTTGTCTTACTGCAGTAATGCCTGATAAAGCTGATTCTGCCTTAGCTGTCACAGTTTTAATTGTTTCAGCTTGTGCTTGGTCTGCTTTTTCAAGATTTTTAATTGCAGTTCCTGATGATTGAGCTTGTGCAGCTATTTGAGCCAATGCCCCCGCAACAGCAGTTTGTCTTGTTTTAGCTTCTTCACCAACAGCATTATTAATATCAGCTTTAATTGAGTTGATGAGTTCTTGCCCAAGTTGGGATTTAGTAATTTTACCTTCTAACGCATTTAACAAGTTATCTGGATTATGGTCTGCTTCGCCAAATACTGCCTCAGTAAATTCGCCTTTATTACCTTGTTTGTCCACTCCTCGCAAATAAAAGTAATAGCCTGTCGATAAAGGCACACCATTGATAACATAGTTACTTTGAGGATATGGCAGCGTCGCCACTTTCACTGCAGTGCTTATGTCATTTGTATTGCTACGCCAAATCTCAGTACTAAACCCAGGTGTAAATGTCTTAGGTAAATCCCAATCAAGCTCAATAGCAAACAACAAGGATTTAGTTACGAATCTCGGAATATTGAGATTAATCTCAAATGAACGCGTTACAGGATCTGACAATTGGCCACTTTGGTTTTTAGCTCTGATTTCTGCGGTATAACTACCATCAGGCAATCCTTCAAATGATATTTCTGGATTTTTTAAGTTTAGATATGTTTTAAAAACCTTTCCGTTGCGATATAACCGCACTTCATAGGTTAATAACGTATCTGTTGTAGGTACTGACCAAGTGAGTTTTATACCGTCAGCGCTATAAACTACATCAGCATTAGTTACTTTTGTTAGTCCATTGTGCATTGTTGTAACAACAGGCACAAAACTTGCACTACCATCAACAATCGCTTCTTTTTGCGGTTCGTGCTGTAGTGCGGTTATGGTATAACTTCCGTCATCGTTTTCAGTAATGCCTAGAGCACGGTAAAGCTGAGTAGATACTTGCGGTGTTTTTAATACCCAATCACCCATTACGTTCAAACCAACAGGATTGGTTTCTAATGTAACAACTGATTTATTTGTATTATCTACATTGATGATTTTGATTTTCACCAACTGCATTTCATCATTGAGATAACTTAAATAGCTATTACCAGTAATTTCTACAGGTTGATCAAGCGTTACTGTCTTTCCATTTATCGCTACAACGCGTCCACCAAGTGTTTTACCCGCAAAATCATTATCAGCAATTTCAATGATATCACCTGGTAAATGCAATAATCCTTGGCGACCTACTACAAAGGTAATTGTGCATTGTTCAAGGCGAGATGTTTCTAATACCCATTTGCCGTATCGATGAGCTTGCCCACGACTTGTACAGCCATAAGCTGTAATTTTCTTAACGTTGTAGCCATAGCGAGCAATCATTAAATCATCTGCAACGTACTCAACCGCCTTTTGATAGAAGTTACGTTCATCAGCATATTCAACTTCCACTGCAGTGAAAATTGTCTTTCCTGCTGCGAATTGGCGAGAGAATTTACCATCAACTACATTTGATTGAGTATATAAACAAACTGGATCTGATGTTCTATCTTGGATAGCTGAAAACTGAGTTCCATTCCACACTGCAATAGAGCGAAAAACAGAAGCCATGTCTGATAGCACGTTATAGGCATCACGCTGTTCTGTAATCCATAGATTAGATACCATTCGTGGTTCTTTGCCACCATATCCATCATCTACTAATTCATCACAGTATTTTGCAATTTGATAAAGCTGAAACTTATCTAATCCGTATTCCCCAATTCGTTTACCTAATCCAGCTAAAGAATTAGTGACTAAGTCGTAAAAAATCCATGCGGGGTTATCCGTCCACTCTTCTTTCCAGTCACCGCGCCAAATACCAGGTGCATACGTTCTTGTTTCAGGATTATATGTACTTGGCACTTTCACCAATCGGCCATAAAGCAATAGATTCACATTAGGGAAATTTGGGTTATAGCGAGAATCAGTTTTAATACCAATTAATGCCATGTTTGGGTATGACAGTTTGGTATCAATGATTTCTGTATAACTGACCCAGTGAGTGCCATTCTGTAACCGCTGTGATTTACTATCGGCTGTTAATCTTTTGACTGTAATGGTAAATGGTTTAGGCGGTAAATTATCAATGATATAACTGCGATAAAAACGAGATGATGATTTACCACTAATGTTTTTTACAGTGCGGCTTTGCCCATTGATTAAGATTTCAAGTGATACAGATGTCCCCTCAGTGTCGCCATTCTCATTTTGAGAAAATAACGCACTTACACCACATGTGATTCTGAGACGTGTCACATCAGGATCAATGACAGTTCTTGTTACAGGGGTAACATTTTTAATTTCAGCGCCAACTGATACTTCACGCTCTGACATTTCAAAGCCTTGTAGCGGCATTTGATCCTGCGTGCCGAGTGTATATGCTATCTCTGTGTTTTTGAAATTGAAACTTGACTCATCATTATCATCAACACCGTTTGCATTTTGGATTGGCGTATTATCAAAGTAAGTTGATTTCCATTTATTGGCTGGACCTTTGATTGGTCCAAGAGAGATTAAACCAATAGCACGTAATCGTTGCGAAGAACGAAGGCTATCAGGTGCTTCATGTGGTGTGCGCGCTGAACCTTGGCTTTTACCGCCCATAAGTACCTCTTTAAAAGAAAACCGCCTATAAGCAGTGCCTATAAGCGGTTAAATTTATTAGTGATATACTGATTTACTACCTAAACATCGTCAAATGTTTCAATCCCTTGAGACACCAGTACAAGACTGGTCATCATCTTGCCGTACAATAACGGAATAGGTCTACCTTGTGGAGTTAAATTACGAAGATTGCTAAATGATGTACTTTGTTTCTTTTCACCTTCATCAATTTTAGTATTCATATCTGGCGGTCTAGAAAGCAATGTTATTGCACCACCTAATGCCATGGCTGCACCAGACATACCAAACATTAATGCAGTACCATATCCGACACCATAATATTGGTAACTAATAATACTCGCTGCAATAATTACAATGCCGGCAACAATTTGAAATATTCCCGCACCATTTTTACCAGAGCCAAGAATCACTGGCGTAAAATGCACCGTACAATCATTTTTCAATGAGATAATAGGCGTTGTTTTTAATTGTTCTTCGGATAGATATTTACTGCCAATACGAACTTTATAAAAGCCATTTCTCAAATGTTCACGTAAGCCACTAATTTGAGATAACAGTCCACTCATCAACTCTCTGAAATTACTTACTTCAAGTTCAATCGGCTCACGGCCAAATCGTTTAAGATCGCCATAAAATTTAATTTTTGCCATTCTGAATATCTCCAAATTGAATGCGTTGAATTAAGCCAAAAACCATCATAAGGTACACGTGCAGAGAGACGACTTTCACTATGATGAACCATCATCTGATCACCTAGATACACTCCTGCGTGATTAGCGAAACTTGCACCGACTTTAATTAAAATCACATCGCCAAGCTGCGGTTCTTCATCAAAAGGAATTTTTTCAAATCCACAACGAGCCAAGCCTTCTTCATATAAATTGGAATGCTCAAACCATTCAAATTCGTAAGTGGATTGATCGGGCAATTCAATACCAGCCAACATATAACAATCAAGAATAATATTTCGGCAATCTTGTTTATTGTTTTCAAATTGACGACCAATTAGCGGGGGAATATTGCGGAATTGTCTTATATCGTTATCCACCACAAGCCAAAAATCTAACTGTGTTCTAACCTGACATTCTCTGTCAGCAATGGATAAATATGGCAATCCTTTTCCAAAAGCTGAATCAGGGTGAGAATGCACCAATGCTACAATGACACCACGTTCTTCAGCAAGAATAAAATCATCTGGCGATATTTCAAAAAAATCAACAGGATCGTGTGAGATGTTTTCGCAATGGATATAAGATAAACCGTCTTTAAATACAACAAAGCCACAACATTCTTGTGGCTCTGTACTTTTAGCGTGTGACAGTATTTCTTTTTTTAATTTATCCGGAATAATCATGATCAATTCCCATACTGAGTTGTGCTTGGAAAACCGCCAAACGGTAACACAGCATTCTCACCAAATCTCAATTTACAACCACGGATACAATGCGAACATTTGTCTTTATTACGGTCGTTCGTTGGTTTATCAAATTCATCGGCAACAGGTCCACCTGTATAACCGCATTGTGGCGAACGATATTGCCAAATACAAACATCCGATGTAATCATCAACAGAGGGATTTTTGCGTTATCCGTTTCTGCAGGTGATGCCAGTTCAAAAGTAGCTTGTTTATCATCAAGGCTTTTTAATTGCTCAATGATGTAATAACTCACCGCTTCTTGTGTAGGATCTGCTTGAGCGTTTTTGCCACCATCAAAGTTACGAGCATCAAGAAACTGTGCATAAACCAATCTACGAGTAACTTTACCACCAACGCCTTGTCCTAAATTAACCGCAATACCAGTAATGATGCCATATAGGTTAGATACTGTTAATGTCGGACGAGAACTTGGACCTTGTCCACTAATTTCAAAGCCATCTGCTTTAATTGGATAGGCTTGATACTCATTCCCCTGCCACCAAATATTGGTTCGCCCTTGGTTTAAACCGTTGTGGAATCGGTACAATTCACCTGCAGTATTAGAACCGTTAGTCGGAGTAATATGGCGTAAATCAATATCCCACAATTCAATAAGCGCACCTTGCTCTAATTCAGGCAAAAGTGCGGTCATTTTCTTAGGTAAATTTTTAGGCATTATTTGCTCCAATAAAAAACCGCACTTTCTAAAAGATTGTGCGGTTATAAGTTCACGAAAAGATCTAACTGTTTAATTTGTAAAAGCTCACGCTCAAGGGCTTGCTTTTCCGATTTGCATTGCTGCAATAATTTTCCCCGTTCACCGGCGCGTTGCGTGTATTCAGCTTTCTTCTGCTCCCATAATGCCATCTTGTTTTTGACTTCATCACGACGAGCAATACCCTCTGTCCAGTAATCCCATAAAGCTAAGAAACATTCTTCTTGGTAATTCTCCAAGCGTTCTTTTAAATCGGCACGCACTTTGTTTGGGTTAATGCTAAACAGCCAGCCATTTAATTTCTTGATTGGCATACAAAGCATTTCGTATTTTTTGCCGTCTTTTCCAGTTGTGGTCATATGGTAACAACTGAATTTTTGACTGTGGTCAGTTAGTTTTTTGTATTGTGGTTTCCACGCCAAACCAATTCCTTCCACAATCTCGCGCATTGCCACATAAGCAACGCCGTTATTGTCCACTAAAGTAACTTCTTTACCTAAAAATTCTGCGGTTAACGTTTGCATATCCTCTCCTATTTTCTCCACAAAAAGGTGGCCCGTAAGAAGCAGTGAGTGGAGAAAGAAACACCGCTTGTCACGTGTACATCGCTATCTTACAGGCAATAAAAAACCGCACCCTGTTTCCAAAGTGCGGTCAAATTTCGTTGTGTTTTATAGAATGTCTAGCTGAAATCCTGTTGCTTTAGGGTTATAGGCTCGAAGGTATTTTAATACGCGCCAGTTATTGCCTTGCTCGCATTTAAATTGCTCTGTAATGCGTGTCAATATGTTATGGGCTTGACGGAGAGTACTGCGATATTCGTAAGCAATATCATGAGCCGGTGCGGCATAATACGAGCCAATTTGTTTTAGTGAAG